TTAAAATGGGTATGCAATATGACGTAAAGTCAGTGCACATGAGCGCATCTGGCGTGGCGGTTGGTTATAGAACTCGCTTAAAAGGAGTTCTTATGTCACCGTCTGAAGCTCAGACATTAAATGTGGCGTTTTGTGACAACATAAGCGTTTCTGGTACGTACAATGTACCAGCCTCTACCGTTTGCACGGTAACTATTGCTGATCACGGACTGTCAAACGGAGATCGAGTTTATTTAAACTTTACTTCTGGTTCGTCTGCAGATAACATTTATACAGTTGCAAACGTTTCAACCAATACCTTTACGGTAACGGTAGCTTCAGCGACAACAAATGGTAATGTAACGATGTATGCTGTTGTTTTAATGGAGCTTGATTGTTCTTCTGCTACGGCTTTTTATACAATGATTCCAGGTGAAGGCATTCTTGCTCAGCAAGGTATTTATGTTGGTCTTCCTAGTGCAACTGTAACCACTACATTGTTTTACGGCTAATCATGCAATATGACGTTAAATCGTATCATGCTTCAGCGTCTGGAAACGCCACAACTAGTCCTGTGCGTTTAAAAGGCATTACCGTTACTACTGGTACGGTATCAGCAAGGAACATGGCAGTTGCAAATCCCGCTGTTTCTAAGTCTGGTACTTGGAGCAGAACGGGAACAGCAGTTACGGTTACGATTAATGACAATGGGTTAGCGAACGGGCAACGGGTATTTTTAGATGTTGCTGCTGGAACGACCATGCGAGACGGCGTTTACGAAGTATCTAATGTAACAACAAATACATTTACCGTTGTCTCAGTGACATCAGGAGCGGCGACTGGTACAGTTACAATGTACACAGATATTTATTTAGAAGTTGATACGTTTAACACAGTTGGTTTACCCATTAAGATTCCAGGCGAGGGCATTAATTGCCCAAACGGGTTCTTTGTAGGGGTTGGATCAAGCGTAACTGCAACGGTGTTCTATGGTTAAGAAGAAAGGCGTCTCTCTTGCGATTGGTCGTGGTGAAAAGCTGCCTGTATCTAAGGGCGCTGGGCTTACCGCCAAAGGTCGTGCTAAATATAATTCGGCTACTGGCTCGAATCTAAAGGCTCCTGCACCAAGCCCTAAAACTAAAGCGGATGCTGGGCGTAAGAAGTCATTCTGTGCTCGTATGTCGGGTATGCCTGGTCCAATGACAGATGAAAAAGGTCGCCCTACTCGTAAAGCTGCTTCACTAAAAAGATGGAAGTGCTGATGGACAACTTTTTTACCATTTTTGTAGCCGCTTGGTCTGGGCTTTTAACCGTATTTTTATCTGTATTAGGGTATATCGTGAACGAAAAGTTTAGCAAAATTAAAGAGTTAGACGATAAACTTAATACTACTAGGGTGGAGGTAGCACGTGAGCACATTACTCGTGAAGAAGTTACAAGAATTACGGACCACATTGATGCAAGGTTTAACCGCCTTGAAAGCAAAATTGACCAACTTATTCAAAGCAAAATAGCAAATGCCTAGTGTAAGTAAAAAGCAACACAATTTCATGGCAGCTGTGGCTAATAACCCGAAGTTTGCCAAAAAAGCAGGTGTGTCTTCCGCTGTAGGGAAGGAATTTTTAACTGCCGACAAAGGCAAAACTTTTAAAGAAGGTGGAACCATGAAAAAGATGAACCCAGGAATGATGGCTATGATGGCTAAAAAGAAGCCCATGAAGATGGCTGATGGCGGCATGCCAATGGTCATGAAAGACGGTCAAAAAGTTCCAGCGTTTGCTGCTGACGGCAAAGGCAAAATGAAACACGGTGGCAAAGTTCACTCAGATATAGCTAAAGACAAGCCAATGATGAAGAAAGTAGCCGCATCGGCTGTTAAAGGTCATGAAAAGCGTCTGCACGGTATGGCTAAAGGCGGCGGCATTGAGATCAAAGGTAAAACCAAAGGCACAATGATTAAGATGAAGTCTGGCGGAAGCTGCTAATCATGGCTAAATCACCAGACCAAATCGTAGCGGACATTGACCGCAAACAAAACGAAGAAGATCGGGATTTGATTCCTCGTGCTGGTCGTACTTTATCGGATGCTGCTAAAAAAGTTTATGCTGCGGCTACTGGTAAAGGCGCTAAAGATTTTGAACCTAAAGACACAAACTATGGTCCAGGTCCTGGTTTTGAAGATAGGGATGCAGTAAGGTCTCCTGTTGGCGGATCTATTGGTTCTGGGGCAGAAATGCGTTCTTTAAATATGGGTAAAAAATCTAAGGCATCAAAAGCATCTTCAGACTACAAAAAAGGCGGCATGGTATCTTCCGCTTCTAAACGGGCTGATGGCTGTGCTATTCGTGGAAAAACGAGGGCTTAATCATGGCTGAGCAAATGACTCTTGACCTCGGTGATTCAGAAGCCGAAAACAAACGCAGGAAGGTTGAAGAAGCCAAAGCGAAGGTAAGAGTCATTGCAGAAGAAGTACGCGCAGAAAAAGATAAAGATCGAAAGCCCAATAAAGATTTTGGACATACCCGTGCGGGTGGTGGCGGTGGTGGAGACTTTAGTGGTATGAAGGGCTTAGACAAACCGTTTAAGAAGGGCGGCAAAGTGAAAAAATATGCAGAAGGTGGTTTAGAAGATACCATGTCTGGTCTTGGTAAAAAAGGCGCTATGGCTGGGCTAGAAGATGCTGCATCGGGTCCTGGTAAAAAAGGTGTTATGGCTGGCTTAAAAGATGGTATGTCTGCTGAAAAAGGCGCTATGGCGGGCTTAGAAGACGCTTCGTCTGATTCTGTTAAAAAAGGTGCTATGGCTGGGCTAGGAATGAAAAAAGGCGGTAAGGTATCTAGCGCCTCTAAACGGGCCGACGGTTGTGCTATCAGAGGGAAGACAAGAGCATGAGACCAAGCAGAGGTATGGGCGCCATAATGCCCTCTAAGATGGGTAAAGGCGTTAAAAAAGAACGCAAGGACGATACCGACTTTACCCAGTATAAAGAGGGTGGCAAAACTAAGTCTAAAGTAAACGAAGCGGGCAACTATACTAAACCTGAGCTACGTAAACGGATTTTTAATAGTATTAAAGCTGCAGCGGTACAAGGTACTGGCGCTGGAGAATGGTCAGCTCGTAAAGCACAGCTCATGGCAAAACGCTATAAAGCCGCTGGCGGAGGTTATAAGTGAAATGGTCAGACAAGCGCAAAAAATCAATCAACTGCGACAGCCCGAAGGGGTTCTCGGAAAAAGCCCATTGCGCCAGCAAAAAGAAGATGGCGGGGGGTGGCTTAGCAAAATCACAGCAATCTTTAAAGGCTTGGGGAGACCAAAAGTGGACGACCAAGTCAGGGAAGAAGTCGTCCGAGACGGGGGAACGGTACCTGCCAAAAAAAGCAATCGAGTCGCTAAGTCCCCAAGAGTACGCAGCAACAACACGAGCAAAACGAGCGGGAAAAGCCCAAGGCAAGCAGTTCGTGCCCCAGCCAGCAAAAGTAAAAGCAAAAGTAAAACCGTTTAGGAAGATATGAGCACAACAGGGACTACCGCCTTTAACCTAGACATGAATGACCTCATTGAAGAGGCATTTGAGCGTTGTGGTTTAGAAGTTCGTTCTGGTTATGACTTCCGTACTGCACGGCGGTCTTTGAACCTGCTTACTATTGAGTGGGCAAATCGGGGTATTAACCTGTGGACAGTCGAGCAGGGTCAGATCCTAATGAATACGGGTCAGGCTATTTATCCTATTCCTGTGGATACAATTGACCTCTTGGATACCGTGGTGCGTACTAATAACGGTCAAGGCAATAATCAGATCGACATCAATATTAGCCGTATCAGCGAGTCTACATACATCACCATCCCTAATAAAAACGCTACAGGGCGCCCTATTCAGGTATGGATTAACCGACAGTCAGGTAACGTTGCAAACGCCTCACAGGCTGTTTTAAACGGTGCTATAGACGCAGACGACACAACTATTACTCTAGTTAATGCTGCTAACCTCCCAACTCAGGGGTTTGTCAATATTGACAACGAGACCATTGGCTATCAGAACATCGTAGGAAATCAAATACTTAACGCGTGGCGTGGTCAGAACGGCACAACAGCGGCAAGCCACACAACAGCTACGGCGGTATATACCAATAACTTGCCATGTATTAACGTTTGGCCCACACCTAACCCACCTGGAACACAGTACACATTTGTGTATTACAGAATGCGCCGTATTCAGGATGCAGGTAACGGTATTCGTACACAAGACATCCCATTCCGCTTTATTCCCTGTATGGTAGCGGGTTTAGCTTATCAGTTAAGCACTAAGATGCCTGGGGTTGATCCTAATAGAATTATGATGCTTAAATCTGACTATGAACAACAGTGGACACTAGCAGAGCAAGAGGACCGGGAAAAAGCCCCAATTCGGTTCGTGCCACGTAACTCGTTTTATTACAGATAAATGATATGCCAAGTAAATATGCTTCTGGAAAACATTCAATTGCTGAGTGCGATAGATGTGGTCAACGATATATGCTTAAGGAATTACAGATACAGATATTAAAGACAAAACCGTACCAAGTTAAGGTTTGCCCGTCTTGTTGGGATCCAGATCAGCCTCAGTTGTCGTTAGGCTTGTATCCAGTAAATGATCCACAGGCGGTGCGGGAACCAAGACCAGACGTAAGTTATTTAGTATCAGGGCAAAGTGGCTTGCAGATTAACCAGACGGGCATTGGCCCAAATGGGTTTGGTAGTCCAGAAATGGGTAGTAGGGTGTTTCAGTGGGGGTGGAATCCAGTCGGGGGAAGTAGGGGCCCTGATGCAGGTTTAACTCCAAATGACTTGGTACAACAAGTAATTGTTGGTACAGTAACGGTAACGACAACTTAAGGAGTTAAAAATGTATAAATCAGGCGCAGACGGCATTACCAAACAGGGCAAAACCAAAGGTAAAAACCTAGGTAATTCAGGTCCAACAGTGGCTATTGAAAAAGGTCCAAAACACAGCGGCTCTAAAGGCGGCAAAACCAATGCAGATATGAAAAAAATGGGTCGTGGTCTTGCAAAGATTGCTGCTCAAAAGAAAGGTTAATCATGGCTAAATTTTCTATGAAAAAAGGCGGCAAGGAAGTAGGACCTGCTGAGGTTTATGCTGCACCGCACACAATGGATGGTAAGAAAATAACTACAGTAAAATCTGCTGTTACTAAGCCAGGTAATGGCGTAGATCAAGTAAATATGTCTGTAGGCGGATATACCAAGAATAACGATCAACCAATTAACAAGCATGGTGAGATGAAGATTCGTGGTACTGGCGCAGCAACTAAGGGCGTAATGGCTCGTGGACCAATGGCTTAACTATGAACTACCAGCAGCTATCTGAAGCAATCCAAAGTTACGTTGAGTCTACAGAGCAACTCTTTGTATTCAATATTCCTAACTTTGTCCAGCTTTGTGAAGAGCGGGTATACAACGCCGTTCAGATTCCTGCTATTCGTAAAAACGTTATTGGTAACTTCACTCAAGGCGATCACTACTTAGCGCTCCCTGAAGACTATCTAGCCTCGTTTTCCCTTGCGGTTATTGATGCAGATGGTAACTACGAGTATTTAATTGATAAAGACGTTAACTTTATCCGTCAGGCTTTCCCCAACCCCAATGATGAAGGACTGCCAAGGTACTACGCGCAGTTTAGTCCGTACACCTACATTATTGGCCCAAGCCCTGACGCAAGTTACCAGACAGAGCTGCACTATTATTACTACCCTACTACGATCGTACAGGGTGGTATTGCTGGCTTTGGCGCAATTACCCCTGGCTCTGGATATACCAACGGTATATATGAGAATGTAGCTTTGACTGGTGGTAATGGTACAAACGGTACAGCCACAATAACCGTATCGGGCGGAGTAGTAACTGCAGTTACTTTAGTAAGTCCAGGGTCTTTATATGTTGTAGGAGATGTATTAAGTGCTGCAACTTCTACTATAGGGAACACAGGAAGTGGGTTTTCAGTACCCGCTAATAATACTGTTAATCCAACTGGCACTAGCTGGCTAGGTGAGAACTTTGAATCTGTTTTGTTGTATGGTTCGTTACGTGAAGCTATCATCTTTCAAAAGGGTGAACAGGATTTAGTAGCATATTACGAACAGAAGTACCAAGAATCCTTAGCGTTACTCAAAGACTTGGGTGATGGTAAAGATAGACGTAGTGCTTATCGTGATGGACAATTACGATTACCTATACCTGGACCCGTTAGATAAATTTTTAGGAGCAAAAAATGGCAATTACCCAAGCAATGGCAACAAGTTTCAAGGTTCAAATCTTGAATGGTCAACATAACTTTTCAGCAAATACGTTTAAATTAGCTCTGTATACCAGCTCAGCTACTTTAAATGAGAACACAACTGCTTATTCAGCAAGTAATGAAGTAGCTTCAGCGGGTAACTATTCTGCTGGTGGCAATACTTTATCGGTTAGCGTAACTCCAACAAATACTGGCAACGTGGCTTTTATCTCGTTCTCAAACAGTTCTTGGGCAAATGCAACAATTACCGCTAACGGCGCTTTAATCTATAACGCTAACTTGGCAAATGCGGCTGTTGCTGTATTGGCTTTTGGTGGTGATAAGACATCGACCAACGGTACATTTGCTGTTAACTTCCCAACTGCGGACGCAAGCAACGCCATTATTCGTTTGACAGCTAGTTAATTAGGAGAGCCTTATGGCTTTGATTCTGAAAGATAGGGTTAAAGAAACTAGCTCTAGCTCTGGCACGGGCAGTATTACGCTTGGTGGCGCATTTCCTGGCTATCAAACGTTTGACGCCGTTATAGCTACTGGTTCTACCGTTTATTACACCATTCACAATTTGACGGCTGGTGATGATGACGAGTGGGAAGTTGGTCTTGGTACGTTTACGTCTCCAGCTACGTTAGCTAGGACTACGGTTCTTTCTTCGTCTGCTGGTGGCACAACTAAAGTTAACTTTACCGCTGGCGCAAGTGGTCTTGAGGTATTTATTACCCAGCCAGCTGAAGAAGCAGTTTATCTGAATCAGGCTACTGGCTTAGTGGAAATTGGCGGTAATGGCACAAATACGGTGTCGTTTACTAACGTCAACACGACTAACTTAACAGCTACTACAGTTACATTAACGGCTGGAACAATTAGCACCAATGCTGCAAATTCTACGGATATTACAAACAAAGCCTATGTAGACGGTTTAGTTTCTTCTGGTATACATTTTCACGAGCCTGTTCTTGTTGAAGAAGATGTATCTTTGGTTGCTGTATATGCCCAGCCAAACGGCGCTAGTAACGGCGTAGGCGCAACACTTACAAATAATGCTGCTAATGCTGCTCTTGTTGTTGATGGTGTAAGCGTATCTAATACAGCCCGTATTTTGGTTTATGCGCAATCTAACGCAGTGCAAAACGGTGTATATACAGTCACTAATCCAGGTAATGCTTCTGCACAGTGGGTATTAACCCGTGCAACCGATGCCGATACATTTGGTTTGACTAGTCCTGATAATTTAGGAGAAGGTTCAACTTTCTTTGTATCGTCTGGTAATACAGGCGCTGGTCGGACGTATACATGTAATACAACAGGCACAATTACGTTTGGCACTACAGATATTACATTTGCGCAGATTAGTTCTTCCCAAATTTATTCTGCTGGTACAGGTCTTACCCTCGCCAATTTGGCATTTAGCATTTCTAATACAGCTGTTACCGCAGCGCAATATGGCAATGATGGGGCTGTTGGACAATTTACAGTTAACGCCCAAGGTCAACTTACCAATGCAGCCAACGTAGCTATTAATGCTTCAAGTATCTCTGTAGGTACTTTAGCCAATGGTAGAACCACAGCAGCCTCCGCTAACGGAGCAAGCACAATCGTATTGCGTGACTCTAACGGTGATTTCACAGCTAATACCATTACGGCAACCACATCCAACGCTACGACTTTTAACGGCACGACTGGTGCATTTACTAACGTTTCGGGTAACGGAGTTGCTTTAACCGCAATTAATGCCTCTAACGTAACTTCAGGCACCTTGGATAATGCCCGTACAACAGGTAATACAGCTAACAGCGCAAGCACAATAGTTCTTCGCGATGCGGACGGCAGTTTTGGAGCAAATATTGTTACGGCTACATTTAGTGGTAACGGCGCTTCTATTTCGGCTATTAATGCCTCTAACATTTCTTCAGGAACCATAGCCAATGCTCGCACTACTGCGTCTAGCTCTAATGGGGCTTCTACTATTGTTCAGCGTGATTCTGGTGGTAGTTTTGATGCTAACTTAGTTAACGCGGTATCGCTTAGTGGTAATGCTGCAACAGTAACAGGTATTAACGCCTCTAACATTGCTTCGGGGACTATTGCAAATGCAAGAACGACTGCTTCTTCTAGTAATGGCGCTTCTACTATTGTTCTGCGGGGAGCTTCTGGTGAATTTGCTGCTGGAGCAATAACAGGCTCATCTTTCTCTGGTGACGGCTCTGCTATTACAGCTATTAACGCTTCGGCGATTACTACGGGAACTTTAGACAATGCCAGGACTTCTGCTGCTTCTGCCAATGGTGCTTCCACTATTGTGGCTCGTGATGCTGGGGGTAATTTTAGTGCCAACACGATAACGGCAACTACGTTTAGTGGCGCAATGTCTGGAAACGGCGCAGCTCTAACTAGCATTAATGCCTCGAACATTTCTAGCGGGACCATAGCTAACGCACGAACAACAGCGGCTACGGCTAACGGGGCTTCAACTATCGTACTCCGTGGTACATCGGGTGAGTTTAGCGCTGGTGCAATTACTGGTGCTTCATTTACAGGTTCTGGTTCTGGTTTAACTAGTATTCCCAACTCCGCTACAACAGCTAACTCAGCAAACGGAGCCAGCACTATTGTTGCTAGGGACGCAAACGGTTCGTTTACAGCTAACGTAGGAACATTCACCACAGTTAGCGGTGCTGGTGGCGGTTTAACCTCAATTAACGCCTCAAACATATCTAGTGGCACTATAGCTAACGCAAGAACTACAGCTTCTAGTTCAAACAGCGCATCAACATTAGTTTCAAGAGACGCTAACGGTAGTTTTGGTGTTAATTCAATTACAGGCACTGGAGCAGCATTTTCTCCAAGTACATCTGCATGGGCAACTGGAGCGGCATTTATATCAACTGGAAGTTTTGGTGGTGGGCACTCAATCGTTGATGGGTCTGCTGGTTTTGCTATTTACGCACAAGAGTCAGGCGCAAATTTAATTATCGGGTCTGGAGCAACGTCTGGGGGTACAACAGAACGTTTTAGAATTAGCAATACTGGCACAGCCACTGCAACTACATTTAGCGGTTCAGGCGCGTCTTTAACTAGTATTAACGCCTCAAACATCTCGTCTGGCACAGTTGCTACAGCCCGTCTTGGATCAGGTACAGCTAACGCATCTACATTTTTGCGTGGCGATTCAACGTACGCAGTGGTTTCTAGCGGTACAACAATCCCGTCTGGTACGGTTATGATTTTTGGGCAGACTGCTGCGCCAACAGGATTTACCAAACTAATCGATCAGGATAACGCTGGACTTCGTGTTGTAAGCGGAACAGCAAGTACAGGTGGTAGTGTTAACTTCACCACAGCGTTTGCAAGTCAAACCCCAACAGGTTCAGTAAGTATTACTGCAGTTGCAGGTAGCGCAGGAGCTACAAC